AGAACCAGCTCCGTCTAAATAAACTGCTTTTGTATGTCCAGAAGGTATGGTTATCGTAGCTCCAGAGCCTTGTTTAATAATTATGTTTTGAGAACCACTTGTACCATTTTCGATAAAGTGCATTCTGCTGATGTCGTTGGGAGCAATAGTGATAGTACAAGCTGAATCTAGTGTGCCTGTGTATTCAACATACATAGCTCTAACTGGGTCAGTTGCACCATTTGCAATAGTTGAAATGTGAGTGTTTGCGTTGGTTGTTATGCCTTCGGTCCCATAACCTAGAGCTTCACCAATTAATTCTAAATTAACATTAGTATTTGTGCCCCAAGTACCACTGGCATCACCAGTAGCCATCTCGTTAAGTCTTAAATCATTTACGTATGTACTTGCCATGTTTTATATCTCCTTGCTTTCTTGATTGTATATCTTTTTTGTTAAAATGTTAAGCAACTTCTTGCCAGTTAGTTGATTGACCAGTAACAATCGGGTTAAAATTATCGGTAACTCCAGGAAGTACATTAGACCAAACTAGAAGACTGCCTATTCCATTTGTTGCAAAAACTCCTGTTGGAAATATAAGAGCACTCCCTTTTGCTGTCTCATCTCCAACAGCACCTGTTGCAGCACCAAGGGTAATATTAAGAAAGTTATTACTAACAATACTTTCATCACCAAGACCACTTGTAGATGTAACTGCAGATACTCCAACAATAGCAACTGCTTGTACAGCCATTGTTCCAATTGCAGTTGTGTTTGTAAAACCTGTTACTGGTAGAACATTATCGGTAACTAGTGATTCGTTACCTAAAGCAGAAGTACCTACTGTTCCTGTAACTCCAACATCACCACCAGCACTTATAGCAACACTAGTTATTGCTGTTGTTCCTGTTATTCCTGTTAAGACAACAGGTATAGGTTCACCAAAGGTTACTTGACCCCAAGTACCTCTACCCCAACCAGTTACATTAGCCATAAGCTAAACTAAGCTATTCTTATAATAGCGTTTGAAGCATCTGCGGTAGGAAATTGAATAGTAAAACTTCCTGCTGTTGATGTTTTATCTCCACCGAAATCAAAAACTGCAACAGTTCTGTCTTGATTAGTATCGTTATAGATCATACAACCTCTTGCTGTAATAGTAGCTGTACCAAAAGTTAAATCTGCAAAATCAGTAAACGCTGTTGTTCCTGATGTTGCTGGATTAATGTTGGTTAAAGCCGCTCCGCCAGTACTGTAGTTAGTTCCAGCTGCTTGATTGGTTGTAGTAAACGCTGTAGTAGCTGCACCCATAGTTGCTGAACTAGTGTATAAAGCTAGTTTAAAACTATTTCCACCAGAAGCTAAAAAATTATGTTTTCCTTCTAACACTTCTTTTTTAAAACTTGTTGCCATTGCTTGTGTAATTGCCATTATAATCTCCTAATAATATTTGCTAAGTCTTTTTGACCTTGTTGTTCTAATTGATTACATATTGTACATAGATGGTTTTTAACCGCTTCTTGCATATAATACATAATTATTTGTTTACACGCATCTTTAAATGCGTGTGCTTGTGCCCTTATGGGTGCAGGGGACTTATCGCCCACAGAAACTATTTTATTAACAGCCATTTCAGCAACTTCTTCGATGCTGTGTCCTCTTTGATTTGTAGTAGTGACACCTAGACTACCTACTTCTACTTCTGTCTTTAATGAAAACATATTAAAACTTCTCAGGCTCTACAGGATTTAAATCCTGTCTATTTATTATGCCAACTGGTTTATTAATTGGCTCGATTTCAACTTCTGATAATTTACAAACATTCATATTAGAACCATTCTGATATGATATTTTTGGATCAGATAATCTATGATAACCATATAATTTTTCTTGTAAAGGAATATCTGTGTCTAACAAAGACGATCTAGGAGCTATTTCTATCTGAACACCTGCGTCGATACATTTAGATAACCAAAATTCTGTACACGATCTACCTGCTTCTGCAAAATGCATATTAGTTCTGTATGTAAAATCAATCCCGAAAAGAGAGAGTTTTTTAACTTTATTCCACAAGGCAAAAGCTATTGCGTATGGAATCGTATTGTTAAAATAAGAACAACCTAAATCATGTATTATTAGTTCTATAGGATATTCCACAGCAGCAGGAACTCTATCATCTAGTTCACAGGTATAAATAGGAAAATTACACTTAGGTAAATGTTTACGCATCATAGGCGTCATTGTTCCAGCATCTTCAGTATCTAAAAATCTGCTCATTGGGTCTAAGATAAAAGCTCTATCGATATTAGGTAAAACTCCAATCATTGCATTAACCGCCCATATTTCATCAAACTCTACGCTGTGTGTTTGAGAAAGATGAAAGTCTATTTGACTTTGACCCATCGCAACGATTGCTATGTTTTTGCCCTCTAGTTCTTTCATTACCCTTGGGTTGCCTGTGGTTGTATTTTAATTTGGTCGTGTCGTGCTTCGTCTCGTACATCTTTATATTCACCCAACATTTTTAACATCGCTAATGCTTCTTGAAATTTTTGTTCATACAACATAATAGTTTCAGGACCTTCTTTCATAAAAACAGCTCCTTCAACTAAAGAGCCATACAGCATGGCATTAGGTGCGTTTTCGGATAACCAACTTTTGTTGTTATCTCCAACCGAAGTTAGTGTTGCGGGTCTGTAATTGTAATGAAGTTCAAAAGTGTAGTTAGTGTTAGGAGTCGGTGCTAGAATAAACGTATTTTCGTCAAACTGTGCATAGTAAAGGGGTTTTCCTGTAGTTGCTGCTGCGGGAGTGTAGTCTCTAATCCAGGAAACGTGTTTTAATAATAGATAGCTGTAGGTACTACTTGCATCTAACACTGCTAAACTAAAAGGTGATAGAAAATCAGAAGGCATGGCTAAATACGTGTTGTTTGCTGATGCTGTTCCTGTTGAATTTTTACGAAAAACAGGAAGCTGTACTGCTTTTAAAATACGTTCTTCTGTTGTCTGTATAAAAGTATTTAAGGTAGAAACGAAAGTTGTCTCGTTATTATCTAAATAATTACCTATTGTTGTTTTTAATTCGTTATATGTAAATCCGTTAGCCATTTTATGTTTTCACTCCTAAGTTTGTCATGTGTTAATTAGACCGCCCATACCTGAGTGATTAGTACAATAATAATAAAGTGTTGGAGCACCTGATGCAACTTCTATTTGAGTGTAAGCTCCTGAAGACCCAGGAGTTCCATTGGTTGTAACACCTGTTGTATATTCAGATCCACCAGCATGTGTTCCATTTGAAGTTATAGAAAATCTTAATGGATGATTGGAATTAGTGCTATCAGACTGATCAAATTTATAAGTTTGACCTTCAGTAAAACTTAAAGTAGCCGCTCTTGAGCCATCTATATAAAAATAATTTGCACCCAAATAACTTGCGACTGTTACTGTATAAGTAGTAATAGATGGAGAAGGCGATGGAGAAGGCGATGGAGAAGGCGTTGGCGTTGGTGAAGGCGTTGGTGAAGGCGTTGGTGATGGCGAAGGAGACGCTTCTACTGCTGGAGGAAATAAAACACCAACTCCTCCTGTTCCAAAAACTCCTTTAAATACACTACCTATTGGATCATCTGTAAATGTCATCGTACTCGTTCCACTAGGACTGGTTGGGCTGTTTATAACGGCTGTTGATGGATCTATTGTAGTAACTACACCTAATCCTGCTTGAGGTAACGGTACATCAGGACGAGGTCGCCACAATTTTTCTGCATCGGCTCCTACTACAGGAGGTTCTAATTGAGGATGTTTTGGTTCGTAACACTCTTGGCATACCCTAAAGTTTTGCCAATCTGTTTTCGCTGTTGTATACGGATACCTAAAACTACAGGTATCGCAAATAAAATATGAATATTTACCTGAAGCATAAGACATTAGATATACTCTTGCCGAGGTACTAGTCTTACAGGAGATCGATCTTCATCGTATTTTAATGCGTTTGCTAAATCTTGTTCGTATTGTTGTTTTATTATAGGTAACTTTTGAACGTTCTTTTTTAAACAAAGATAGTAAGCCAAACCAGAAACTAAACAAGGCATAAAACGTGTTGGAATATCTACGTCATTGATAGATGTTGTAGAGTCTTCTATAGTACGCCAAACATAGTAAATGAGTTTGTCTGTTGCGTTGTCGGGCGTTGGGTATATATGAAATACTGGAGATTTTTTGCGTTCTATCCAGTACTGAGTTCCTCTGGCTTGAACTGTTTTATTAGGAATACTTATATATTCGTTACGGTCTATCCTTTCTAATGTGTAATCAGTAACAATACCGTTTAGTGTTTGTTCGATATACGCGTCTAAGACATCAATATCAAAAGAATTAAGGGTATATTCATTTGTTCCTTTAATAAGTGAAAGTTCTTCTCTGTTAACTTCCCACATCTGAATACCGCGATTTGACCAATCGGCAAACATAATATTCATGGAACGACGTGCGGTTACTGCATCGTAAGAAGTACGGGCTTCTAACCCAGCAAGTTCGTAAGCCTCTTCGATTGCGGTCGCGACATCTAAACTAAATGCACGAGTTCCTGAGGTAGCCATTTATATTAAGCGTGGAATACCGTCATGGTTAAAAATGTTGATACGGTGTATTCAATATAAATACCAGCATCAAACACTACACCTTCTTCAGGTATTACTACGTCTCTTGTTGCATCAGCATCACCAACAGAACTTAATCCCATAATACTTGTTCCTGAAGGAGAAGTATTTAAAAAATCAACAGTTCCTGCTGTAGCTGTGCTTGTTAAATAGATGCCTTTAAGTCTGCTTCTTCCTGGAAATATAACATCGGCTGCTGAAGCGTTAACTCCTGCTGAAACATCACCTGCTGGATTACCAACTGCTGAAATACCTGATATAGTTTTAAAAAACTTAGTACCTGTGGCTGTTCCTGCATTAGCACCTGTAATAGATTCGGTTTGAGCCGTTCCGTTGATATCAGTGCCTGTCACAGTAAAGGACTTAGCCGCATCATTACCAGCAGAAAGGATCGTTACAATCCTTCCATGACTCAAAGCGACAGCTCCGCCAGAAGCTAACGCACCACCTATAGTAAGTGCTGCATTATTTCCAACTGCTGCTGCTACTGAAATACCATCAGCATCTAAAGCTACTGTATCAGCAGTTATGGTAACTGCCTTTACGTCTGATCTTGCCGCCATAAGTTACTCCTATAGACTGCTTATATTAAGCATGATAACACTGTTATCAGTATTACCATTTACAACCATTACAGAACCAACGTGTTGTAAAAGACTAGCATCTGCTTTAGCTTCTACTGCTCCTGCTGCGTTATCTGATCTATTTACTGTATGTCCTAGAACAATAGTACCATCAGTAATAACTGAAGCTGGTCCACTAGTTTGTGCCCAAAAATATCTGTCATCTGCAATAGCTATTG